ATATTTTTTATTGATCATAGAAATCGTTTAATTTTAAATGAAGATAAAACTCCAATAGCAAAAACAAGCTTATTAAGAGAAAGAAAAGGACACTAATAATTAATAGTAACTGATCTATCTTAATTAGAATATTGGTAACCTAATTAGAAGGATAAATGAACTATCCTTCTAAAGAATCATAATAAAACATCTACTAATAGAACTACTATATTAAAAATAAAAATGAGTAAAATTGAAGAATACAAAGATGAGTTAGCTCGAATACAAGAGCTTTCCATCCTCGATACAATAGATCTAGTCGATCGAGCACATAACACAGATAAAGAGACGAAAGTTCGGGCGTGGTGATGCTTGTTGGCTTTATAAATCAGCTAACCAAACTTTAGCTATAGCAGCTCGTATAGAACAACTATTAACAGTTAAACAAACCTCAGATGTATCTACTTCAGAAGAGGAAGATAAACAAAAAGAAGCTGAAGCGGCCAAGATACTAGAACAAGTAAAACAAGAGTATTCAAAGCGTAAAGGAAGATCAGATGGGTCTACCTCAAAACAATAATAAAGCTTCATTTCCTGAGTTTTACCTTGTTTATGCCCATCAACAAGGATGGGAAGTTCCTGATTTTCATTTAAGAGTTTGTGAGTGGCTTGAAGATTTTGGTCACTTAGGTGTACTTATGCTTCCACGTGGACATCGGAAAATCTACTCTTCTTGATATATGGAATGCCTACTTATTTTATAAAGACCAAGAAGAGCTTGTATTACATCAAGGTGCTACTGATCCTGATGCATATAAATGTTCTAGAGGAACACAACAAGTATTAGAGAAACACGCTTTAACTTGGAATAGACAAAAGAAGAAAGGTGAGACACAGAAATGGTGGGTACAAGGTTCTTCAGATGTTCGTCATGGTTCATTACATGCTAGAGGTATTCTTTCTAACGTTACTGGAGCACGTGCAACTACTATAGAGAATGATGATGTAGAAGTACCTACTACTACTGAAACACCTGAAGCAAGAGAAAAACTAAGATACCGCCTATCTGAGCAAGTTCATATTCTTGTGCCGGGTGGAAGACGTTTATTTGTTGGTACACCTCATACACATGACTCTTTATATGCACAGTTAATTGAAGCCGGAGCAAATTATCTTATTCTTCGTATGTTTGAGAATGAAGCTAGATTTACTTCAGGAGAAACTATCGTTTCCACCACTTTTAAACCTATTTATATATTCAGCGGTATTAGTACTCATGCAAAGCTCTTAACTGAAGGGGCAGACTATATAATTAAGAAAGCTGGTGAATCTTTTGTTATTGAACTCACTGAAAAGCATAGTTTGCTTGATGTTTATTCAGAAGCATTATGGGCTGAACGTTTTACTTCAGATGTAATGGAAGCTAGACGAAAGGAATGTCAGACATTAGGAGAATGGGACTCTCAATATCAAATGCATAATAAGGCTATAGGAGATATTCGTTTAGATCCAGACAGACTTATACCTTATATAGAAGACATTACCTTTACCCAAGCTAATAAAGAAACATTAATGTTATTGGGTGATAAACGTATTGTTTCCGCTACTCTTCATTTTGATCCTTCATCCGGGAAGACTAAATCAGATGTATCAGCAATTGCTTTAGTACTAAGTGATGAAGCCGGTCGCTTGTACTGGCATCGTTCAATAGCTCTTATTGGTAATGTTTGTGAGACAGATAATAAAGGACAGATCATTGGTGGACAGGTTTGGCAGTTATGTGACCTCATAGAAGAGTTTAAGTTGCCTAGAATATGTATAGAGACTAACCGGAGTTGGTACTCATATACCTTCAGTACTTCTATCAGCACTTAAAGTTAGAGGGCTACATTGTGGTGTAACTGAGAAACACGTCTCTACTCCTAAGAACAAAAGAATCTTAGCAGCAATAGAAGCTCCTTTAATGAGTGGCTATCTATATGCTCACCAATCTGTACTAAAGAATAAAGAAGGGGGAGAGTCGCCCCAAGTTAAGCAGACGCGCCTATTTGATCCTTCTACTAATCAGAATGAAGACGATTATTTAGATAGTTTAGCTGGTGCAATTAGTACGGAGCCTATCAAAATAGGTCAAAACAACTTATATCCAGCTTATAACTCTAAAGAGGATTGGCGACCGTCAAATCAATACTTAGAAATGGAATTAGAGTTTGATTTATAGAACTACTGCGACCTAGGTTGTCGCTTGTGTCTTGATACTTAAAAAAACACTATATATAGTGTGTAGAAAAATAATGTGACTTAATTCACACTAAGACAACTTAAGACACTTTAGGACATACCCTATAGGTATGCCTATATGGCTCTGATTGCGATTATTTTGCGTTATACGCAATTAAGTGGTGTGGTTTCATATTTGCTATAGTAAATCGCTATATGGAGCTTACAATCAAAAATAAGAGCAATTATGACTTGACACTATCTTTTGTTATTGTTAGTATGCAAAATGTGAAGTTTATTTTTAAGTAGACGCAAAAAAGCCACAACTCTAGTAGCTGTAGCTAATTTGAAAAGCTTAGATAGACTAAGCAAATAGTATAAGGTGGATAAAAGTAGTCAATATGGAAAGCGAAGGTCAGAGTTTGCTAACCGACTTCTTAAATCTAGGTAGTTATTGTACAGCCGTTCGGAAAGTCGCACAACAAAAAAAGTGTAACAGAGGTTCAGTTGTTTGGTGAGTGACCAAGATATGAAGGGACTACATCCACTGTTTTTCAGTAATTTGACAAACAAAGGAGATAGTACCTATGTCAAGCACAGTAACGGCTTATCCATATAAGCTTCCAAAACCTAACACTTATGCAGCAGCCATCTTAGTTGAACTATTGATGGGTAAGAAAATCACAAATGCACAGATGATGGTACTTTTAGACTGTCCTCATGCTGGTTCTGTGATGAGTAAAATCCGGCAAAAATTTAACTGGTTGCCATATTTGCATCAAAGGTCTAAACCCACTCATTCAGGGATGGGTGATTTGACCTACGAGTATGAGTATTGGTTTGATGGAGCGGATATTATGATCTTGAAAGCTAATGATCCTCGGATTCAGAAGTTTATTGATCATCATACAAAGTCTAAATAAACCTAGCTTTAAAAGAGAGGTGTCCTACGGGATGCCTTTTTTATTACCCAATATAAAACAATAATAAATAAGGAATAATTATAAATGACTGTACAAAATACTATACCTATTCAGCACTTTACAGCTAATGGCATTACTACAGTATTTGCTTTTGACTTTGAAGTAGAAGGTAAGGATAACATCCATGTAAGTGTTAACCGGGTTAACTGTTGATCCGACCGCTTACAGCTTTAATGAAGCTACTCGATCTATTCAATTCACTACAGCGCCTATAGATGGATCAGACATCACAATTGAACGTGATACAACTGTAGAGCGAACTATCCAATACGAAACATATAACAACAGCTTTAGACCTTCTACTCTTAACTATGACTTTGATCGTATTTGGCGAGTGTTACAAGAGAAGGGGATTGATAGTGTTAAAACCCTTTCAGCCCTTATAGATCTTCTTGATCAACTATCAGCAGCAGATAGAGCTATTGTTCAACAATTAATTGATGAAACTAGACTCAATATTCAATCAGATACAGGCATTGTTGAGTTAATTGATCTAGAAGCTCAGAAACGCCAAGAACAAGATAAAGCCTACAATTTATTGAGTCAGATTGAAGCCGGGAAGCTTGGAGATGAGTTAAAGAATTACTTTAATACTGTTGTTGCTTCTCAAACTCCTCATATTTTTGATGGGGTTACATCTCAAATTGTTGTTGATACAACCCTTAATCAAACACAAGCACAAATTAATGCTAGTCAACTAATTCATAATAATAAATCAGTAATTTATGTTGAATCGATAGATGAGATGTTAGCTATTAATCCAAAACGTAATCGGACAAGTAGTTATTACTAAGTCTTATTATTCAGGTATTGGTTTAGGTGGTGGTGAATTTATTTATGATGCTAGTAAGGCTGCTATTAACAATGGTGTATTTATCCTAAATGGATGGGTACGCTCAATCAAAGATTCAAAACTATCAGTTCATGATGCTGGTGCAATAGGTGATGGAGTGACAAGTGATACAGAAGCAATTAATAAGTTAATGCAAGCTCTGTATGATTTAGGTCTTCACTCTAATGGACAACTTAACGAAGATTCTTTTGAAGTAAATTTTGAGGGTAACAAACGCTATTTTATTGACTCTCCAATTTTACATGCTCCAAACACTACGCTTAATGGTAATGGTTGTACGCTTTACGGTAATAATAAACTTAATAATGGTATCCATTCAGCTTATTGGGTAAATGGTATTTTAACTGATCTAACATCTAAACCATTAGAAACATCTATGCAGTTTAGAACTCATATAAAAGGTTTTCTATTTAAAAACTTTAAATATTCAATGAATCTTAAAGGAATGACATTTGGATGTTCAGTGGTTGATTGTTCAAGTCGTTATTGTATTCGCCATATTAACTCTATTGAACACTACTTCTTACATGTTATTCGTAATAAAGCTGAAGCTTGTACATTAGGTTATTACTTCTCAACATTTAGTGGCATGTTGCAATTTCAAACAGTCTCAGCCTCTAATTGTACGTTAGGTTTTCATTTTGCATCAGCAGCACAAGCAACTAAGATTAGCAATATTTCAGTCGAACATTGTACAGATGGTATTTTCATTGAAGGTTCAGGTAATACTGGCGGCATTGCAATTAAAAGTTCTTACTTTGAGGGTATAACAGGCAAGGCTATAGAGCTGCAAACTAATACATATGGTTCTTGCCGTGTTTCTGACTGCTTTATTAATATTTCAGGTACATTAGCTAAAGAATCAGGGAACTGTAAATTTATTATTGAAGATGATAATTGGCTTCAGGCTCATGGAATATTGATAGATGCATCCTCATCTACAACTTCTAGAAGTAGGATTATTCAAACACCTATACAGTTTAATGGTGGTTCTTCTGCACCTAACTCACCATTAGGAATCAATAATGATAAGAATAGTTTTAATGGTGGCTCATGCAGACTATGGGCATGTAATACACATGAACAGATGATTAATCAAAAAGATACTGTATCAGGAAATACCGTTGCCTTACATCGTCATTATTTCTCAGCAATTCCTTACCAGTACTATGGTAATCAAGGAACCCCACCAAGTAATATAATTCCATTTTGTTCACATGTTGCTTCAGGTTCATCCTCAGTAACTAATGTTGTTATAACTACATCTATTACACCAAACAGTTTTGCTACAGGTATATTTAACCTTGAGATTCAACATGACGGTTTAACTAAAACTACAAAAGTTTGTGGTACTTTTTACGGCACAGATCTTGTATTAGATATTATTAAGACGGGTGGGACCACTACTACTGGTGTTACTGGGACAATTGCTTCAATTAATGGAGTGTACGTTTTAACTATTAGTGGTTTAGTTGGCGATATGGCAAATTATAGATGTCGTGGATTTATTAAACTTATTTAAATTACTTAAAATAATATAGGAAAAACAAATGACTGTAGAACAGAATAATCCCATCGTTACCTATGTAGCAGATGGAGCAACAACAATATTTACTCTTACTTTTGATGTAGAGAGTAAAGACAATTTAAAAGTAACAGCGAACCGGATTAACCGTTTCTAAGAACGACTACAACTATAACAGTACTAATAACACAGTTAATTTTTATCATGCTGTACCTTCAGGAACAGAGATTGTAATTGAGAGAGCAACCACTTTAGAACGAGCTAATACTTATTCTACTTTTGGTGATGGATTTAGACCTGAATCTCTTAACTATGATTTTGACTCTATCTATAAGGTTCTTCAGGAAAAAGGTGTAGAAAAAGCTGAAGCATTAGCTTCATTGATAGATGTATTGGTAGGTCTAAGTGAAGCTGATCGTAACGTCTTACAAGCTGTCTATGATCAAACTGAAGCTGACATTAATACTGATAGTGGTGTACTAGCTCTTATTCAAGAAGAGCTATCTAAACGTGGAACAGAAGATCAAGCTTTAGACCTTTTAGATAAGCTACGTGATGGCTATGTATTAGAGGATCTAAAGCTCTATGTAGACAATATTCTAGCTATTCAAAACCCTAACCTTTTAACTGGTATCACTTCGCGTCTGATTGTTGATCATGAGACAGGGGAAACTGTTAAAGACTTTAGAGATAAAGCAATAACTATTGTTGAAACTGAAATAGATTTAAATAATCTTGATACTTGGGAAGGACGTTCAGTATATGTCAAAGATACTGGCTTATTTGTGTATAAAGATGGTTTTAAATATCAATATGATAAGTACTCCGCTCCTAGTCTTTACGCTAAGGATATAAAGACAGATGGTACGGATCAACTTACCAAACTAAACTTCTATGCACAGCAAGCTGTTGCTCAAAAGATTAAGCTTGTTCTACCAGCAGGTACTATAACGTTAGGAGATGAATTTATTCCTCCTAACGGTTTAGTAATGGTTGGTATTAATGAAACAGCTAGTGGTGGCAATTCATTAAATCTTTCAGGAACAATTTTAAAATGGAAATCTGGTATTAATGGCACAAATAAAGCAGTTATCAGATGTTCTACAGCAGCAATTGGAAATACTCCAATAAATGCAATTTCTGGTGTTAAATTAAAGGGGATTGCAATTGATGCAACAGGTTGTGATTATGGTCTGTATGCTCGTTATTTTACTAATGAATCATCTGCGGATGAAATTATAGTTGCCAATGCTAATAAATGTAATATTGCAGGTTATCAGCTTTGGTTTTCTTACTTTGGGAAGTTAATTTCAATTGGCTCTAAGAACGTTGGTATAGCATTTGGTTATGCACTAAGTGGTGAAACAGGTGATCTTGCTGTAAACGGAATTGATTTTTCCTATTTACGTGCACATTCAAGTGGGCAATTAGGGACATATAATAAAATATCTGGGAAATACAATGGAGCAGGAATCATTGTAAATACTCAAGGTTGTAATTATGGCAATGTTCAATCTGAATTGAATGGGGGTATTGGTATTATTGAATTATCTAGTAGCAGACTAAACAATTGGTCTAACATCTATTTAGAAGCAAATGCACAAACAGATACGACAACAACTTTAAAACCATCTATGTATATTTACTCTGTAAGTGGCGTTCGTCATGTCCGAATTAATAATATAACCCTTGCTTACAACCAACAAATTGTTAACGATGCAGGTGGATCAGTATATATTGATAATGCTCAAAAAGTGGGCGGTTCATTTACAGCCCTTTCAGGCTCTGGTGGTGGTTTTAAAATTACGGGGCAAGCTTATCCTATTGCTGCTGATCTATCAGTTACCGATTATCAAACTTTAATTAAGCATAGAGTAATCAAGTTGCTAGAATTAAAGAATCTCAATCTGCGCTATACATCACAATTACCAGTAACATACTTTCAAACAAACTCTGCAATAGGCTATCCATTTATAGTATTGGTATCACGTAATTCATACTCTGGTGGTGGATCAGTAAGTATTAATATTGATGGAACAACGCCAGTAACGATTGATTTATCAAATGGAATTAGTGCTGGTCAAGTTATTACTACAAGGCGCCCGGGTTTAACCAAAGGATTACATACAATAGCTGAAACATCGGGATGTCCATCTGACTTCTATTGTGATGTATATGTTTGTTATGGATTAACTGATGGCGGTGATATTACAGAACAAATAGATTTTTAATATAAAAGAAGAAAAATGAAACAGGAAGACTATTTATTAAGTTGCTTCCTATTTTGCATAGGCTTAGTCATCTATTTGGCTAAGTCTCTTACTACTGACAATCAAGACAAATGGCATGTAATCATAGCTAAAGCGGTATTAAACCGGTTTTACCTCTTTATTTGCTGGAGTAATTTTAATTTGGTTTGAGAGTGTACCGACTTTAGGAATCATTGCATTAGCAGCGATTCTTGGAACTCTTGGAACAGAAGTAGTATTAAAAATAGTGAAACAACAACTCATTAAAAACATAGAACAATTAAAGAAAGGAAAGGGCAATGAATAATTTCAAATTAAGTAAGCGCTCCATTGAAAGATTAAAGGGTGTACATCCTGATTTAGTAAAAGTAGTTGAGAAGGCTATTACACTCAGTACTGTTGATTTTACAGTGATTGAACGGACTCAGAACTAAGGAAACTCAAGCTAAATATGTGAAACAGGGGAAGTCTCAAACGATGAACTCTAAGCACATTACAGGACATGCTGTAGATCTCGGTGCTTGGGTAAATGGCTCTGTAGACTGGGATCTTCAACATTACTTTAAGATTGCTGAAGCTGTGCGTTTAGCTGCTAAAGAACTCAAGATTAATATCATTTGGGGTGGTGCATGGGGAAAATATTTAAACCACTATGTAACTACAAATGATGCTTATCAAGCTTACATTGCTGACAGAAAGAAGGCTGGAAAGAAGCCTTTCATCGATGCTGTACATTTTGAATTGGATAAGGAATAATCAATACTTAGCTTTTATGCTGTGTCTGAAACTTTAGAACCCCTAGTAACTACTTTGTTGCTAGGGGTCTTTTTATCTATTCTGAAAGTACTAGAACTACAACTCGTTAGAAAATAGATCGGACTTTTTATATGTTGCAACAGGAGTAAAGTTCTTTTGCCCCGGTAGCAGTACAGCTTCTATGATATATGTGATTTCATCATCAGGACGTTGGATAGATAAATCTTCCTTTGTCTGAGCTTCACTAACTACTTCTGAGTAATCACACTCAGTTTCTGGTTCATACAATAATTTGTTACCATCAACTCGAAAGTTTAAAGGATCTTTTTGAAAGCTAAGATTCTCATCTTCACCTACTGCAAAATATAGATTCATACTCTACTGCTACGTTATTAGGTTCTTCTATCAATAGCATGTATAAAAGTTTATGCAATGGGAGAATCATTAAATTTCTTCTCTTTCAAAATAAACTTCTCAAGTTAAGTAAAATTTAAAAGTACTGAAAGTAAAAAGAAGAAATTATTGGCATAAAGTTACACATTTCAGCACTTCTTTAAAAATCACTTTAATCATGCTTTTTTAATCAATATCAAATCAATTACAAACTATTGTTATATAAAAATTATTTTGATTTGAGTTCGCATAACGTGCATTATGTTAAATTTAGTAAATCTTAACAATCCTCTTTCTTAACTTCTGTCTGCACATTCAAACTTTAACTAGATTATTTCTACATCAAATCACATCTATACGATAGAAAATTAAAATAAATAGATTTTCTATCGTATAATTCCTTTACAATTACATTTCTATCGAATAGAATTATTTCATACAACGTATAGAGTACTGATTATGAGTAATGTTATTGCTGTTCTAACTGGTAAAAATTTAAATGCAGTAAAAGAAGATGGTGGTTCAGGTCATTGGATTGCTAAAAGCGAACGTATTAAAAGTGCTGACTATGTATTATTAGTGAGAAATCACAGAGAAACTTGGTCTGATAAAGAAAGTGCTGAACATGGTCAAGCATTTATGATTGGGAAAATATCAGGTTGTATTCCAAGTGATAAACATGATGGTCGTAAATTGATTCAAATATCTGAGTATAGTTTATTACCAGATACAGAAAACTTTAAAAAGGCATGGTCTAAATTAACTAAGGGTCAACGTTATCCTGTTGCTTATTTAAATGATAATGACTTATTAACTGAAATTAATTTAGATGTTAATAAATTAGAATGGATCAAGTTTGAGCCAAATAATAAAACCTCTGTATCTGATTTTAAGATTGATGAAACTAAAGATCTTTCAACCATTATATCGGAAGCAAAAGAGATGATTGCTCATGCTGCTGGAGTTGAAACTGATAAGGTTGATATTCAAATTAAGTTTTAATTATTTAGGCACAACAAATATTTGTTGTGCCTAATTGCTTCTGTATTAGCGTATACGGCATACTTTATTTAAATCTTTTAATTTATGCCAATATGAAAAGAACTCTTGTAGCGTTAATTGTAGCCCCTCTACTGCTTGTTGGATGCGTTACCCCTGTTGCTAAATATGAACAATGGGGACGTATGACTAACGAGCTTGAAACATGTAAGAAATGGGGCTATGTGGACAGCAAAACTTACGCTAAAGGTAAGATGCTACTTAGAAATAAACAATCAGTATACAGTGTTGATCAAGCTAAGCTCGATGCAGCATATCAAGCAGCTTTGCTTAAACCGCCTACTTCAGAACGCTGTGACGAGATCGTAGGGTTGATTGAAGTTGATTACGACATGATGTTAAGAACACCAGCTCCTTCTGTATCAGCTCCTCAACCAATCAAAACTGTGTCTACAACGAGCTGTGGGAAGATTGGTGGTATTGTTACGTGTAACACATATTAAGTTTTAGAAATGAATAAGGGGCAATGTGTTTAGCATTGCCCCTTTCTTTTGATCTTATTTGAGTTATTTATTTAACGTATCACGGTAATCTTTAACACGGTCATCATCTTCTTTGAGCAGTCCACTACAAGCTTCTTTCAGAGCTGCTAATTTGAGTCCTTGTCGATGATCTTTCAATGGGAATCCAAGTTTTGTGAATGCTCCACTCACATCATCCTCTTTATAGCCTACCCCCTCAAGTAACGTTTTAACTAAAGTTGTTGGAATTACCTTATCGTCATCTTTTACAACTTTACAGTCGTTAAGTAAGCTCTCATATTTAGGAATAACCTTATCTAAAGCAACTGCAAGTTTAATTTCTTTATCAAGGGTTTCATTACCTGCAAGCTCAATCATCAGTTTTTGCATTTCATCATATAGCTCTTGGCTCGTTAACGAAGCCATAGCCAAGATACCTACCCAGCCTTTGTACTTCTCTTCGTCTACTTGTTTTGGACGTTTTGTTTCGAGCTGTTTAATTAAACCTTCCGCTTTTCCACTAGCATGAACTTCAGAAAGAAGGTAACGAGAACGGGTAACTTCTGGTGAAAAAGGATCTAGTTTTTCCTTTTTAGGGGTAGCATCTTTTTCAAAAATGTTCTCTAAGCTTGCAATGCTCAAGTCGGTATGGCTGTAGCTTCGATCATCTGTATGAACAATGAGTTTATTGCCGGGCTTAATTTTTTTTTCAGTATCTTCATCAAGTAATGTATTACGTGGTGTATCAGTATATGTCACAGCAAGTGTAATATATGGGTTTTCTGCTTGCATTTCCTTAATTGCTTTGCTGATAGTAGTTGGTGTTTGGCTACTTGCAAAACTAAGACTTCCTAAAACATTTGCTACGTCCTTTGCAAGGTCAATACTTGCCACTTTAACATCTATATCATGGCGTGACCACTTAGCAACTGATGAAGCTGCTGCTGACATAATCAAGCTGTTTTTAATCCGGGTATCTTCAATTTTTGGTAAGTAATCCTCAAGGATTTCTTCAGCGTTTTTAAAGTAGTCTCCCATGTATTCTTTAGCTTTAAGGGCGTCCGTATCTTCTGCTTGTTGGTTAATCCCTGCTACTACAACTGAGTTTGTTGTTCCTTCTACTTCAGAATCTTCATTAATGTTGCTGTCTGCTCCGTATTGCTCAATAAAGGCTTTCATGTCTGCTGTTCGGTATTCTTCAGGCACTTTCTTTAACGCTTCGTATTGTGCTGCTGCTTCAAGTTGTTCGTTTTGAGATGTAGTCATTTCGTTTTCCTTATATGGATAGATTTTTAAATTGTTATCGTTGCGCTTCGATGAAATGAACTATAATTATTTTTGATCGCATACACAATCATTTTTATATAAATACGTTTAAATAACTTAAAAATACTATGTTTTTGTCAGTATGATTGCTAAAATAGTGATACCACTAATTGCATAGGATTTGATATGGAAGATGAATACGTAATAAACAGAACAAGGATAACCGCTTATTTTTTATATAGAATTAGAAAGGTTATGAAGTTAAGCATTAGAAAGGCTGTTGATCTTTATGGCACAACATACACTTATTATTATCAAGTTGAACATTTCGACAGCCAACTTACATTACTAAAGCTGTTTTATGTGCTCGATATGTTCAAGATTAATTTGGCAGATTTTGGGAAAGTCGTAGAAATAGTTGAGAAAGCTCTTCATACAAGTGACAAAATGAATGAGACTGATGAAGAGTCTTATCTTCCCCTGCATTTATCTGTTTTAGACGTACAGGATGTAGGTGATATGGATGAGTATTTAGGCTTTAAAGCAGTAGCAGAAGTTGATGAACTTATTTACAACATGATTAAAGATAGTGAAACCTATAAAGCCCTGAAGAAATAACAGGGCTTTCAGTTATTTTGCTGGACGTTTATTTAATCTTATTTAACTCATTAGCAAGAACTTCTTTGAACTCATCAGCTCCAAGTATGCTCTTTGCTTTTGCAAGTAATTGAACCCGGATAAAGTCATTTAAAGACTCAGCTAAGTTCTCTTTTTCAAAAGCTTCTTCTATTGCAATTAACTCTTCAAAATACAAAGGAATTGTTAAATTTGTTCCATGAGCCTTACGCTGACGTTTACGTGTAGGAAGGTCATTCTTTTCGAGTTTAATAACAGTTCCATTACGTGTAACACGTGTAAGTGGATCATTAACAACTGTTGGTTCTTGAGACTTAGCTTCAACTGATAGAGCAGCAACTGTACCTGTACCAGCTCCACTCACAAAAGCTTCTTCTGAGGTAGCTACATCATCATCAAATGAGACAGCAAGAGGTTTTTTAGCCATTATAGAATCTCCACCAAGAACTCATTTAATTCATCTTTTGCTTTACTGCTGCCCATTTCAAGAACAGACAAGCCTTCAATCATTGCATCACGAAATTGCTTACGATCACGGATAACAGTGTTTAATGTTTTAACTGCTTTGACTGTATTTAGAAGTTCTTGAGCAACTTCAACTTCTGTTGAGCGTGTATTAGCTGGTGCTTTATTGATAACAACAAATGTCTCAAGACCAGCATTCATTTGCTTAGCTGCACTAGCAAGTTTTACAACGAAAGGAAGTACTTCAATATCTGTTTGACTTGGCTGTGTTGGAACAATCAATTTATTAGCGGCTAATAAAGCGCTACGAAATTCAGTGCTGTCACGCCCTGCTACATCAAGAACAACATAATCATAATTATTCTTGAGATTGATTAATTCAGCTTTGAGGTTGTCTTTTAAATGAACTGTATCAATAGCATCATTTTCTCTTCTACTGCTCCATTTCATTGATGACTGTTGATCATCACCATCAACTAAAACAGTCTTCCCTTTCTTGCTTAGAGCTACAGCAAGGTTAGTAGCAAGTGTTGTCTTACCTACTCCCCCTTTTTGATTTGCAACTACATAGATAGTCATGGTTTTGAGTCTTTATAAGTTAGTATCAATAGAACTATTGTAGCATCTATATAAGCATTTACCAGTAGATTGCAGTACAATTAAGTAACAGTATGAAATTGAGGGGGGAATATGAGAAATAGGGCTGAGCTGATTACTACTTTTATTATTGGTTACTTAATTCTTTTATCAATCTGTATTTTACTATATTTCATATTTACAAATTTGGTAGATTTGAAGTTCTTTAGTGACAAGTTTGACCAAGCTACAATTATTACTAATTTACTTATTTGGTCTGCTACTTTATACGCACCTGTTGTCGCTTATTTGGTTTTAGATAGTTGGCGAGAACAAGCTAATAAGCAAATGCTATCGAATGAAGCAAAGGAGTTATGGAAGAAGTTTGTTGATATTGATAAAGACAGTCATGATATTTATTTTCACTATAAAAAGATACAAGAAACGGCAGAGTATTTAGAATTAGGTACAACTGAATATTTCAAAGAAATCAAAAAGCTTCAAAAGAAAATTGATGATAGTTTAGTTGATTTTCATTATTTTAAAGAATTAAGTAATAATACAGATGATATTTCTACTCTTTATCTTGAATTGTATGATTATAATAGGGACTATAAGTCTCATACTGAAAGATTTAAAAAAGGTAAAGCTTCTGAATTCTATGATAACGATTATACATATCGAGATGTTATTGAAAGTGCCAACCTAAATATAAGAGTTTATTTGTCAAAATATATCCATGTATAGAATTTTTAAATTAGGTTTTAAATGAAAGAATTTATTAAAAGACTATATAGAAATGTGCAAAAATTTTCCAAACATCATCTTCTCATTTTTGCGTTCGGAATGCTGGGGCTTCTTGTCTTAGCAGGCACAATAATTATCAACTTCTTCTGGGGGGGTAGTCCATACCTCCAGCTCGCTACAAATGCTACAGATAATAAAGATTACATGACTTTGTATATAGCAATGTTAAGTGTCTTAGCAACATTATTTGGAAGTTTTGTTGTCATCTATGCATACGGGGCGTGGAAAGAACAACATAATAAAGTTATACATAGCGAACGAACGATGGAGTTAATTAATCACCTTAAAAACTTTAATTTGGTGTTGACTCAAGCTTATATTCCTATCGGGCAGGCTATTAAGTTTAGTCAAAAAGATATCAATGAATATCCAAACAAGCATCTGTTAGTCAAAGAACAATTAGATAAATTTGTTTCAACCTTTAACCTTATCATTGATAATAGTAAAAATTGCTATTGGGAAAGCAGTTATTATGTTGTATATGCAAAATCTCAAACTAGTAAAGAAGTATTTAAGAAAATAATTAATATTCATAATACAATACAAGATTATAAAGAAGAATTTAGGTTATTAGATCTAAAGTTTGATTATGAACAATCTAAAGAAGCATATGATAAACTTGCTTTATTTGATATATATTTTCATGAAATAGTAGGTAAAATAACAATGGAAATATTACCTGATTTATATAATAGCCTTAATGCTATTCATGATTAGTTTTTAATTAAAGAGGCTTTTAATGAACGGAACTTATAAATATATTTTGTTATATATATTTTCATATATTATTTTGCTTATTTTTTATGGGATACTTCAAAACATTGTTATCTGTACGGATATGAAAGGATTTGAATGTAATTATAGTGAGACTAAGATAATTGCATTTTTAACTGTATCTGCTTATATTCTAACACCTATTGTTGCAATATTTGGTTTTCAAAATTGGAAAGAACAATATAAATACCAAAAGCAAAAAGATAGATTTGCTAAGCTTTTTGAAGCTACTCTAAAATTAAATAGTGAAATTATAATTTTAAGATCTAGAGATATTACAGTTAGAACTATAAATAATAATGAACCTTCAATTGACTATGAAAGTGAAGTATTAGATAAAAAATATGAAGAATATTTAGACCAAATTGCTAAACTTGAAAGAATATATGAGGATTGTCTTATTCATCTTTCAATTCTTGAATTCAGTTTAGATAGAAGAATGAATGGGTTAAGGAAGGTAATTAATAGTAACCAGAAAATATATGACGAATGTAGGGAGAATTTCTATAGATACTTAAAGACGTTTGAGAATAGAAGCCAAACACATTTGTTAAGAGATATCTATAAAAGTAAAATTTCAAGCAGACAAGAAATGAAAAATATACTTCAACTACAATTATCAAATAACCCAGACGCAGATGAAATATATAACAATTCAGTGACTCATAAGGTCATAAAGGTTTCTGAAAGAATAAAGAAATATATTAATAAAGTTGAAAAATTTTATTAAAATTAAACCCCTATCCATTGCAGATAGGGGTATATTAGATTATGTGAGAATTGCTCGACCACATAAAAGACGAAGAATAACTATTTTAAGGAGGGTTGTTGTATTGCCATTATCTAGCTTTACACCAACAAAATTTAGAGTGAGTATAAAAGCTAGAATTGAATAGAGTGTAGTTAAAAGTGCAATCATTTTCTTATCCTCTAAATTTAAAATAATCATCTAAATCTTCTTTATAATTGTCATCAACTAAATAAACACTAAAATCTTCATCTTCTGTGAATGCTAAGAAGTTTTTAGCCATTTCACTATCTGCATTTACTTTAGTTAAAAGTCCGTGATTTGAACTCTTGTTTAATCTCTTCTAAGTAGAAATAAAGGTCATTATCAGTCTCAGCTTCTAATACTGATCTTCCTTTGAATTGTCCTGTTAATAGAATGTTTTCTTTAACGAGTTCTTTATATTCTTTCTTTGTTAGCTTAGTCATGATTAACTCTCCAAGTCTTCAGCATTAATTTTAATTTTCATTTGTCTTGCCATAGCAGCAAGCCCTTTATATGTGATTCTAATTTGTGGCGCATGTGTTGTTGCTTTAACTTTTAAGTAACCATTCACAAGATAGGTATTTGAAGCTGATACTCGATTGTAACGGTCAATGTAGATCCAGCCTTTAGCTACCATCCACTCTTTCATATCCTTTTGTTTCATACCTCCTAAGAACTTGTAAGCGTCTTGAAAGCACATAGAACCCTTTTTACCAGCTAGTAGTTCATAAGCATCTACTGTTGGTTGTTGGTGCTCGATTACTTGCTGTTGTTGGGCTACTTGTAAAGCTAACTGTTCTTTCTGCTCTTCTAATTGAGCTGCTAGAAGTAATGCTTGACTAAATCTAGTTGGTAATTGGAAGTGTTGTTTAGCTTGGCTCTCTAGCTCAATCCAACGATCAACTAACTTAGCTGTGAATTGAGGTGAGAGCTGAGCTACTACAATTGTTGAATCACGTTTACCTTGTTCACCTTCAAACACATATACAGTTTGAGTATATTGACGGTTATTTACGGTGGATAGCATCTCCTTCGTTGCAGGAGATGCTATTACTTCCGATGCTATTAGTCTTTCAATAGAGGTTTTAACATTATCATGACGAGCTTGAACTAAATCAGCTATTTCTTGACTAGTCATTGAAGCAATTTGATTATTTGTGTTGTTAATTGCTACGGCATTATCCGTATTAATATTTAAATTAGACATTATGTTTCCTTTATAAGGATATTTTATTTTTTGCCATTAATTAGGCTATATTTTAAATTGATTGCTAATATATTTCATAGGGTATTAGCTCCCTTTTATTTTTATTATGCAGCTATTATAATTTAATTTATTTGTCATTGCAAATTTGTATAAAGTTATTATAAAGAAGTTTTAAATAGACTGCAAACTTATAACATTTTAACGATTCTTCAGGGGATATTAACTATTTAAAACCTAATCTTTTTAAATCATCGTACCATTTAAGAATATTATTCGGATCGCTTAGTAATTTAATTACTCTTTGTTCTAAATTCTCGTAACTCTCCCCTACTTCTGCTTCACGACTTGAAAATTGATCATCATAAGCAAGTTTATTTGCGAATAATAAAATCTGTTTATCAGTCATTCTAGGGAACATATCAATAGTTGCAGACTCTTTAAGAAGTTTTGGTTCTTTCTTTTGATCCTTTAACTTAAACTTGAACTCAAACCCTGTGATCACTCTGCCTGTTTTATGCTGATCGTATTCAGCATTAATATCTGTATATTCATTGATCTGTTTGATAGCTGGCTCTAGTACTCGGCTCTTAAAATTATTCATTGCCGAGTACTCAGACTCTTCTAATCCTAGCTTGTATCGGAAATCTGTAATATCTAGAACTGGTGTTTTACCCACTTCTCGCCAAGCAATGAGAATCTCATATAGACGAATAGCATACTTACTGGTGAGTTGAGCAACCTGTTTTAATTGATAACTAGTGAAGTGCTTCTCAAGCTTCGTAATTAAAGGAACAACAGCCGGAGTAAAGGTAACTTCAAGTACGGCTAAATCATCAACGTACTTTATGCTACTAACCCATCGTGAACGGACAATACCAACCTTACCTGTATTTTTATGTTCTTCTTTAAAAGAGAATTGACGTTCAAATAAATTACTAGCTGCTTCTTTGAGTGCTTTATATGCAGCATGTCTATCTACGTTAAAACGATACATATAGTCACCAGCATGAATTTCTAGTTTACTATCTGCTGTAATTCCTTGACCTGTTTCCCTAGCTCTTATAATTGCTAAGAGAATAAGACGCTGTTCAGTTACTTCTAGGTTATAACTTGCGTTGATTAAGGCATTATCTTTGACAACTAGATCGTTTTTCATTCTTTTTTAAATACCAAAGGATAAAGGTACATCGTCCAACAATGTACTGTTATAACTTTAGTAAGTCAACTCAACTATGTGGTGACTAAATGTAGCGATATGGAGACTAAACGTAGCTATATAGGTGACTAGGTGTATCGGTGTTGGTGACTATCTGTAACTTTATTGGTGACTATCTGTATCTATATCTCCTCTGAAAAGTATGTATAACAATACTTTCAGACTGCCTAAAAACATTAAAATAATATAAAAATTATTAAAAAGGGCTTTATTGTTTAAATCTTGATTTTTAATTTGTTTTTTTCATGTATTTAATTATAGGTATTGATCATAATTTATACATGGTGACTATCTGTATCTTTATAACTCCTTTTAATTGTTGCGACTCACTAACATTGTTCAAGTGCTATAAGTATAGAGCAACGTTTAAAAGGAGGTCATTCGAATATTTTACTTCACCTTGAATGGATCTTAGTTCTAATAAATAAGTAAAGTTGAATAACTACGAAGATTACCGATGATTTTAGCATAACTTATTGATAAACATAGTGTAAATTTGACAAAAGATTAAAAGTGTGCTACAATAAATCGTGATTTGCAGAGAGGACCCTACCCTGCCATTTATTTATGGTTTGGAAACCATTAACTCCCCTAAGGGGTCGTTAATAGTTACGCTATCGCTTCCACGTTACCAACCATTAAACCCTTACCACTACGAAAACTATTTCAACTCCCTACGGGTCGTTTCATAGTTTTCTACGTTCTTTTCTTTATTACAGTCATAAAAGAACTACGTTCCCTCTAAGGAGGTCACTTATTCTTTTATTCCTTCTTTTACCTTTGTATCTTTATTATTTCGTTCCGCTAAGGCGTCACTCATAATAACTACATTACCTTCTACAGATTTAGTAATGGTACACCGAGAGGGTACACCGACCCTCTCTCCTCTTAACCATTAATCTATGTCAGCCTGCTATTGCTGAAGAAGTACTAATTAGCAAAGACTGATCTTTAAAGGTCTCTAATTAAAAGCAATGAAGGAAAGGATTGATTTTGTAGAGTTGGTACTCTTCATAGAAGTACTTTAGATAGAGCTTCAGGCTTGAGAAGAAACTCATACTCGCTAAGGCTCGTATTCCTTTCTTACGCTATCGCTCTCACCTTACGAGCCTATATTTATTGACATACAGAATATTCTGTATTGTATATCAATAGGTTAATATATATACTATACATATATTCAAAGTTTATAGCTCTTCATTTCCCCAAGTGAAGAGCTTTTTTTATATTCCATACACGCCATTCATTTGTTTCTAGTACTTTGTCAGTTGTTACTGTGAGATCTGAAAAAAGTATGTCTGTATTTTCAAAATCACCTGTTAAGCAACCTGATGAGAACTTGTGACAATTATTTGAATAGACACTATAATTTATTCTTGTACCTACTTTTTCTCTAGCTCGTTTAGCTGCTGCTTTAGATCCTACAGGTTTACCATTTTTACAGGATACGAGTATTGTTGTTGCTAAGTTATAACCATTTAAACGATTAATGAATTGTTCAGGACTTACTTTTTCTATTAATCCACTACCATCTAAGTGAACTATTCTATTTCTTCCTATATAAATTCCTGAATGGTCTATAAATCCAGCTAGTTCACAATGTACGACACTGCCTATCTCTGGTTTTACTTGATCCATAAAAGCTTCAGCAATTAAATTCCCTAATGGGTAATTCTTTCTTTTATTTTTCTGCTCTTCTATATCTCTTATCCATTTAGGGGTTCTTCCATTAACAACATCATTTATATTTTCTATAGTTTCAATTAATGACGGTTGTTTATTTTTTGGATATCGGGTTTTTAACAATGGATCATTAATTAATTTTTCATAGCCTTTTTTTAATAATAGCCACATGACTTAACTCTTATTATCTACATGAATTTATTATAGTATATAGTTATCAACTTGACTTTTATATAAAATTATGTTATAAAAATTCAATTAATTAATAACTAAAAATAATAACAATAGAGAGCTTAGTCTCTCCTCATAACAATTAAAACTTACTCTAAAGAGAATAAATAATGTACTCAATCTATATCATCAAACAAGATAATCAACCTGTTCACATTACAGCTCATACACTCAATCCTGATATGTCAGACAAGGATAAGTTAGAAGTCTTAATGTCATTAGTAACTATACCTTTAAACCTTCTCAGAGCTTACACGCAGCACAAAGAAAGCATTTCTGTATCAACCTATAAGACAGGTCTTACAAACGAGCTAGAAGCAAATAGAGAGGTTTTAGAAGCTATTGAAACATTCATTAATAGAACTATTGAAACACCTATTAGTGAAACTGCTGTAGAGCCTCAAATACTTGAAATAAAAAAGCCTTCTCGTAAAAGAATAAAGAAGGCTTCTTAATTACATCTGCTTATAGATGGTATCTCTTCGATCTACATCAAGCACAAGGACAACAATTACATCATCCTTAACTTGGTATACGAGTCTATACCCTGCTGACTTCAGTTTAATCTTATATAGATCAACTGAACCTCTAAGCTTGTTTTTAGGTATCTTGGGATTATCAAGTATTGCTTCGAGCTTACGAATAAGCTGCTCAGCGATTTGTGGATTAAGTTTATCAAACTTCTTGAGAGCTGCTTTTGTGAACTCTAGCTCGTAACTCATTAATAGATACCTTTACAGTTTCTTTAGTATCGACTTGTTCAGCTAGTTTCAGTAGTTCCTGATCTTCAATCAAATCCATCATACGTTCATATAGTGCTGCTGGAACACAATAGAACTCAGGATTATTCCTATTTAAGATAGCAACTGCTTCGCCAAAAGCATTTTGTACTACCGCTGTAGGATTCTTCTTCAGTTCAGAAACACTAGCCACAAATCGACTGTGGATTATGTGATTCATCTTAGTTGATACTCCCTTTGGTCGCATACACAATATAACCAATTTAAAGACCTAATACAAGACCTATTAAAAGGTCTCTTAATAAGTCATGAGATAATAATGAAAATAACAGGACAACAACGATCTTCCTTCATAGAATCAGCTTCGTTAAATGGTGGACAAGCTATTTTTTACTTATTGAAGTGTTCTAGCAAGGAGGAAACATTTTATAAACTTGGTATAACAGTCAATCACATATTGACTCGATATCGGTTCACCTAAAGCAATGCCTTATGACTGGGCAATAGTTCTTGAGTATGCAGGTACAGCAGAAGAGATTTATGATCTTGAACTATCGTTTAAAAAGGAGATGGAGCACTACCATTACACACCACTTATGCCTTTCCATGGATCAATAAGTGAGTGTTATATAGAAATCTCAGAAAACCTTCAAAAACTGACAACACATTCAAGTTAATCTGATTCTTAAACATGTTAGAATCAAAGGGTTAAGTATAAAAGTTTGAAGTATGAAGAATAAAGAAAATCTTGCAGTCACCTTAACTATTATTTATCTAGGTTTACTAGCTCTTTGTATAGCTTTCTATGCTCTAATTCAAATGTATGTAGAAGATAAAAGTACTGCTACTAACCTAATGATATGGTCAGCTACATTATTTGCTCCAATTGGTGCATATTTCGTATTAGCACAGTGGAAAGAACAAAAGAAAATGGAAGAGCTTTCTATTATTGCCAAAAGTTTATACAAAGAATTTAATTCAAACTTCAGCAGAATCCATACTATAAATGGAATCGTATGGGATTTATTAGAAAAAGATGAGTTTACTATTAACTTAGTTCAAGAAATGACAGAGGACGAACTTGAAGAACTTTTTGAGATAAAAGCTGAAGATGAATTATGGGAGTTTAGTCAAATAATTGATGATCCAGAATTAGCTGAGGATATTCGTAACTTCATTGGATCAACCGGAGGTTTAATGGGAGTATTTTTAATTTTCAAAAAGGATTTGTATTCAAAATACTCTCTTGTATCAATTGAATATAATCAAGATATTCTTGAGAGATTTAAAAAAATTAGGGATAGAATTAAATCGATTTCTTATTTCATTTAATTAAAGCAGGTTGATGATAACTGAACACAAAACTATTTCTCATGGGATGGCTTACTTACTATCTCAGATCCACCTCTCCCCTCTCGTATTGTCGTTCCATAAATAACACATTAATGTGTAAACTTGACATATCATTTCATTTATGATACATTTCTTTTCATACCTTTAGAAGCTTTAACATCTTCTATTGCGTTAGACATTATATTTCCTTCTCTCTATTTATTGTCCTCTCCTTCAATACTTAGAGAATAAAAATCATTGTGCAAAGCAATAACTAAAAGAGAGACATTCAAAACATTAAAGAGAGATGAAGTAACCCAGCAACATAACAATAATTATAAGCTGCTACGTTATCTCTCTTTTTTGTTATCTATTTATACATCTATTAACACAACTAATAATAGCAGATAAATACGGCTTAAATGGCTTGTCACGTATATGTATGTGTACGCCTTTTGCCATAACGAAGAGATAATCAAATGGGATCAAAACCTAAAGTAGTGCAAGGACCAACGGCTGAAGAACAAGCTAAATTAGCAGCAGACCAAGCAGCCTTAGAAACAAATGCAGACCAAGCATTAAGAAAGAGACAACGTAAATCAACGATTCTTAGTTCTCTTGATATGACAGCTCCACAAGAAACAGCATTAGGAAAAACAAATACAGGAACATAAACCAATGAACGCAATTCAATTGATTAAGCGTGTTGGTGAGTTAAAGACAGAACGAATTAAACATGAACCTACATGGGCTGAGCTATATAGATATGGTGCTCCTGAAAGACAACAAAGCTTTCAAGATACAGCTCAGAATGGCTTAGAAGACATTAGACGCCAAGAACGATCTAAGCTCTTTGATACAACAGCAGCAGAAGCAATACAGCTCTTCGTTTCCTCTATCATTTCAGCAACTACCCCAGCATCAAGCAAATGGTTTAAAGCAGTACCGGGTGGAATAGATAACCCTGAACAAATGACACATGGTGAACAGTGGTTAGAAACTGTTACTGATTTTATGTATAGAAACGTCCACGCTTCTAATTTTGATTCTGAAGTATCTGACTACCTTACTGATTTAGTAGTAGCTCGGATGGGCTGTAATGTATGTAGACAATAAGCCTGAAGGTGGTCTTGTCTTTAATACATGGAACATCGGCTCTTGTTATATCTCTTCTACACAAGCTAATGGGCTCATTGATACAGTTTTTCGTGAGTATGAATTAACAGCACAACAAGCAATTAAAGAATTTGGAATAGAGAACGTATCAGACAGACTTAAACGTATATCTGAGTCAAAGCCTGACAGTAAACATAGATTCATTCATGCTATCTACCCTAGAGACTCAAAAGAAGTTAAAGGTGAAGAAGGCAGAAGATTAAATAAAGCTATGCCCTTCGCTTCAGTACACTTAGAAGTACAAGCAAAACACATAGTTAAAGAAGGTGGTTATAACGAGTTTCCATGTGTTGTGAGTCGTTTTAAAAAGCTTCCTGATAGCTTCTACGGTATAGGACAAATGGCTTTAGCATTAGCAGATGCTCGTACATGTAACGATATAGTTAAGCTTACTCTTCAATCAGCAGAACTATCATTAGGTGGTTTATGGATCGCTCAGAATGATGGTGTCATCAATCCTCATACATTACGTATCAGACCTAGAGCAGTGATTACAGCTAACAGTGTTGATTCAATTAAGAGACTCGATACAGGACAACAAGTAGATCTAGGTTTAGACCTTCTTAATCACTTTCAAGCAAAGATTAAACGTGTATTGATGTCTGACCAGCTAACACCTGTAGGCTCCTCTCCTCTTACAGCAACAGAAGTAACAGCAAGAGTAAACACATACAGACAACAGCTACGGAGCTGTATTTGGAAGATTACAAGCAGAATATCTACAAGGTTTATTAGAACGAGTATGGTTTTTATGTCTTCGTAGTGGTGTATTGCCCCCTGCCCCTGAAGAGCTAATGACAGCTTCTCGTATTTCCTTTCAATTCATTAATCCATTAGCAGCAGCACAAAAACTTGAACATGTAACAGCAATACAAAACCTAATGATGAATGTAGGACAACTGGCTCAACTAGATCCAAACATCCTAGATAACGTCAACATGGATAACATTACTCAGATCATGGGTGATGGTTTAGGTGTACCAATGACTGTATTAAGAACAGATGATGAAGTACAACAGCTCAGACAGGCTAAACAACAGAAACAACAGGCAATGCAACAACAACAGATGATGCAGCAAGTAGGCTCTACAGGTTTAGATATAGCGAAAGATCAAGCTAAGAATATGACACCTGAACAAATTGCAGGAGTATTAGATAGTGAATAATAAATATAGTGTGTTTACGCATGGAGATGGATTAATAGTTTTGGATGAGTTGATACAGCTTTTCCACACATCATTTCCCTTTGATAAAGACTCAGCAACACAGACAGCATTTAACTTAGGTCAACAGGATGTAGTGAATTACATACTTTCAAAGATCAAAGAAACAGAAGTAACAATAGAATAAATAATAGAACTACTAATGGAATACTAAATGAATGTATTAGTCGCATGTGAAGAGAGTCAAGCAGTAACAAAGGAACTAAGAGCATTAGGACATAACGCTTATAGCTGTGACCTACTTCCCTCTTCAGGTGGACATCCTGAATGGCATTTTAAAGCAGATGTTTTTGAAGTGATAGATTCAAGGGGAGGTATATTAGAAGATGGTAGTACAGTACAAGTTTCAGAATGGGACATGATGATTGCACATCCACCATGTACATACTTAGCTGTAAGTGGTAACTCATGGTTTTATCATCCTGAAGATAAGCATTTACCTACAGATCAAAGAAGACCTCATCCACGCTTTCCTGATAGACAACAACATAGAGAAGAAGCATTACAGTTTTTCATCAAGCTCTACAATGCACCTATACAAAGAATAGCTATAGAGAATCCAGTACGGAACAGTAAATACTAGATTCATGAAGCCTACACAGATCATCCAGCCTTATATGTTTGGTGATGAAGCAAGTAAGAAAACTTGTTTATGGCTTAAAGGTCTTCCCTCTCTAACACCTACTGACATTGTTGGTAAAGGTGAAATGATTACTTATGCAAGTGGTAAGAGAATGCCTAAATGGTATGTAGATGCTTTAACGACAGCAAAGACAGCAGCAGAAAGACAAACGATAAGAAGTAAAACATTTCCGGGTATAGCTAAAGCAATGGCTACTCAATGGACAAAAGAATAAAGAGTAAATATGACAGATACAATTATTAATGAAACTACAGATTCACCTACCAATACAACTATTAAAGAATCTAATGAAGCATCTACTATTTTGAGTGGAATGAATACAGAGCAAGAGATTGCCTTTCCTGAGAAGTTTAAAGTAACAGCAGAAGATGGATCAGTAGACTATAAAGCTACCCTATCTAAAATGAATGAGTCTTATACAGGCTTAGAGAAAAGAATTGGTTCAGGTGATTTGCCACCTAAAGATGTAGCTGGTTATAAACTAGATCGAGAAGACTTTGAGCAATTTAAATCAGATGAATCTCATCAAGCTTTCCTCACTAAAGCACATGAACATGGCATTACTAATAAACAGTTAGACTTCCTATTAAGTGAGTATGACTCTCGCGTTGTAGACCTAGTAACGACATCAGCTCAATTAGATACAGATACAGTAGTGAACTCATTAAAGACAGAATGGGGTTCATCTTATGATGTGAACATGCGTAATGCATTTAAAGGAGCTACTACAGCAGGCTTAACTATAGACGAGTTCAATGATCCTCTAGTTGGTAATAACAAAGCTCTTATTAAACTAGCAGCTTACTATGGCTCTCAACTCAATGAAGACAATCCTATTCAATCAGGACAAGTACCTGTAGCGGATGACATAGAAACGTTAATGAGATCTGAAGCATTTCTCAATACTAAGCATCCTGAACATAAAGCAGTAACAGCAAGAATCAATGCAGCTTATGCCAAAGGCTTCTCTATTAAACGCTAAAGAATAATTATGCGGGTATAGCTTAATGGTAGAGTGGCAAGACTTCCGACTTTGCAGATATGGATTCGATTTCCATTATCCGCTCCAATATAGCTCCCATACTGGCGCATGGACAAAGCTTACAGCCATATATAGAGAATGAATGTAGAACGGCTCTCTATGTATTCAATTACTCATCAGCCTTCAATTGAAGATAACTGAAACTTTATTATAAATTCTACTCATACAACAATAAAAGAAACTAACAATAGAACTAAAAACAATCTAATAATAGAACTATTATTGAAACTATAAATATTAATTAAGGAATAACATAACAATGGCTTATGCAACAATTGATAGCGTATTCGTGCGCCAATATCACGATACTTACACAGTATTGTGCGAACAAAAAGAATCTAAACTCTTATCTACCATCACTAATGAAGGTGAAATCAATGGTAGTTCATTCACAGTAAATGAAATGTCAGGAATGGCTGATCCAACAGCTTTAACTACTCGTTTTGGTGATACAGCTTATTCAGAAGTAGACTTTGCATCACGCTTAGCTACGATGAGCAACTACGCTAACTTCACCAGAATTGCACCTCAAGACCTACCAAAATTAAAAGCACATCCACAAGATGAAATGATTCAACGCTTAGTGTCAGCTCGTAACCGTAAGATTGATAGCATCATCTATAATGCATTGATTGGTACAGCTCAACGTAAGACTACTGAAGCAGATACATTTACAGCAGTAGCATTACCAGCAGATCAACAAATTGGTAACTCTACAACTCCTGTAACTTTCAATAAGCAATTACTTATCGACATTCGTACTAAGTTCATGGAAAACGAAGTACCGGATGATGAAGAAATCATTGTGACTTACAACAGCGACATGTTGAACATGATCTTAGCTGATCCTACTTTAACGAGTGCGGATTACTTGCAAGGTCAACTATTACAACGTGGTGAGATCAATACGTTCCTACGGATTTAAATGGGTTCATTACGAAAAGATCAAAGCTACTCCTGCTTCAACTTATGCTACTGGTGTCGCCTACACATCTAAGGCATTAAAGTTTGGTAGTGCATCTATTTCACCTCTTAAAGTAGTAGAGCGTGAAGATGCTAACCGTACTATCTCAATTGGTCATATTGATTCTTATGGTGCAGTACGTACAGATGAGAAACGTGTACTAGCATTTACTTTCACTGTTTAATTTAATTCTAATAATAAAACTAATATAAAACCTAACAATAAGTGCTCTTTTGCTTCTAATAGTAGAAGGGCATTTCAACTAATAATAATTCTAAAGGCATCCAATGACAGATAAAGTAAACATAGTTAATAATGCACTATCATTAATTGGTGCTTCTTCCATTACCAGCTTTGAAGAGAATACAGCGAATGCTAGACGTGTAAAGACGATCTATGACACATCACGTAAAGCTCTTTTAAGGCTTCATCCCTTTCAGTGCTCTATCAAGAGAATCAAACTATCTCCTTTAGCTGAACCTCCTGTATTTGGCTATTCATACCAATATCAACTACCCGATGATCTTATACGCATCATCAATGCAAATACTGAAGACTATGCTGTAGAGACAGATAAGCTTTTATCAAATAGTAATGAACTCAACCTTGTCTATGTTTTCGATAACCGGGAATGAAGAGACATACGATTCATTATTTGCTGAGTGCTTAGTTTTATATCTTGCTTACAAGCTGGGTAAATCAGTAACAGGCTCACAAGGTACATCAGATGGGTACTACCAACAGGTACAGGCACTAATTCAACAAGCTAAGGCAGTACAAGCACAAGAAACACCTTCTCAACTCTTTGGATCAGACCAAGACTACACTCTAACTAACAGGTATTAATTGATGGCAAGACTAAACATAATTAAGAATAATTTTACAAGCCGGAGAACTTAGCCCATTAATACTTTTACGTACTGAGCTTAATCAATATAGGAATGGCTGTAAGAGAGTAGAGAACATGCTACCGATCATTGAACGGGGGTATTAAAAAGCGTGGTGGTACTTCCTTAGTTAAAGCAGTAGCAGGGGCAGTTAGACTCATTCCATTTGTGGTGAGCCATAGAGACACATACATTCTTGTATTCAAACCTAACTCTATTGATGTAATTAATAGTGAAGGTGTTAGTGTAACTACTATTGCAACTACCTATAGTTCTATTCAGATTAAGGAATTAACCTATTGTCAATCTCGTTATAACTTATGGTTGGCTCATGGTGATAAGCCTTTATCATGGTTGAGATGTTCTGAAGACTTTACGAATTGGGACTTCTCAGCCTTTATTTACTCTATCCCTCCATTAGAAGAAGTAAGTAACTATCCAGTTGTTTTGAATATGTCAGAGGATGTTAAAGATGTAGGGAAAGTGACCACATTAGAAGTACAAGCCTATGAAACTTACTTAGCAACTAAGCAATACTATGTAGATGATATTGTGAAGAGTGGTACGAGTTACTATAAGTGTCTTGTTGATCATATTAATCAACCTTTATCAGATCCTACATATTGGACTTTGATTACAGTTGAAGAAGCGAATGTATTTAGTGCTTCATCAGTCGGTAAGTTTGTTTTTGCTAATGGGGGTATTGTCCGCATTGATACCTATCTATCTGCAACAAGGGTAGAAGGTGAAATCATTAAGAAGCTCACATCAACGATTGAAGTTGTAGCTAGAGCATGGCAGATCAAAGAGAATATCTTTACAGCTAATCTTGGTTATCCTCGTACAGTTTCTTACTATCAGCAACGATTGGTTTTAGGTGGTACTAAGAAGTACCCAAACTATATTTGGTTTAGTCGTACAGCAGATTTCACTAATTTCCTTCCAACTACAGAAGATGGTGATTCATTTACTTTAGCAGCAGCTTCAGACAGCTTAACAAACGTTCTTCATCTAAGTCAGAGCAGGGGAGTGGTTGTTCATACTGGAGGTGCAGAGTTATTAATTAAATCTACTGGAGCCTTAACTCCTACATCAGCAGAGATACAAGAACATACTTCTTATGGAACGATTGAAAGTATCAAGCCGGTTAAAGTAGGTACAGAGTTAATCTTCATTCAACGTGGATCAAGAGTAAGAACATTAGCCTATGATTACTCAGTTGATGGCTTAGTCTCTAATGAGCTTTCAGTTCTTGCTTCCCATATTATTAAAGATCATGGTGGTCTCAAGGATATGGTTTATGCTCAAGATCCTGATTCGATTATCTGGTTTACATTAGGTGATGGAACATTAGCTACCTTAACTCTAAATCGTGAGCAATCAGTAACAGCTTGGGCTAGACATGATGTAGGCGGTGAAGTTATTAGCCTTACAACGCTTCCAAGTACAACAGGTTCAGACAGAGTTTACTTACTCGTAAATCGTAATGGTTCACTTCAGATTGAAGAGATTAAAGAAGAGCTATTACTTGATACAGCTAAGTTAGTAAACGTCTCACACAGCACTACATGCACTGTCACAGATAGTCTAATTGGGGTACTTGGGGACAAGGTACAGGCTTACTTTAAAGATGGAAATACAGTATTTGAAGTACCTATTTTAAGTAGAGCCGGGAACACCTTAATCATTAGCTGTGATCCCTCTATTAATCAAATTTACATTGGTAGAGCGTTCACTTCAGCTATATCTTTATTACCTACAGACTTTCAACAAATACCGGGAACAACTTTCCCAAGCTTAATTAAAGTTGATCACATCACTCTTGCTCTAAAAGACTCTATTGCTCCAGTTGTAAACGGAGATCGAGTAGAAACTAATACTTTTGATATGAATCTTATGCTTCCTCCTCAACTCTATACAGGGATGAAACGTATTGCTATGAATGGTTGGACTAGCTTTGAAGAGTTTGAAATCACAATAGAACAAGACAGACCACTACCATTACAGATCATTGCTTGTGTACTAGAACAAAGCGTTAACGATAGATAAGAATAACTATGTTTAATATTAGAGTAGCAACAGAAGACGATATACCAACAATAGCAAAATTAGCTTTTGAATTTTGGCAAGAGTCGCCTACATACAGTTTAAGACCTTTCAATTTAGATAGAGTGATTACACACCTTACTAAGCTTATGCATGGTGATGGAGGTTGTCTCTTTGTCTGTACCTTAGATGAGCAGATCATTGGTGGTTTTGCTGGTGGTATTCAATCTGAATGGCAGTCACGGAACATTGATGGCATTTGATTATTGTATCTTTGTCATTCCTGAATATAGAGGTAGTAGAGCAGCTTACTTACTTATTAATACTTTTATAAGATGGGCTAAGAGTATGGGTTGCCTTTATATTCAATGTGGAACAGCTACAGGTATAGAAACAGAGAAGACAATCAATTTTTATCAGAAGATGGGCTTTCAACATACAGGCTCATTCTTAGAAATGCAGTTATAACAATAATAAAAACAAGAGGTAATAATTATGGCAGCAGCTCGGAGCAGCCGCAGCTTATTGGGTGGCTACTGCAATGACAGTGGCAGCAACAGCATATTCAGCCTATAACAGTCATCAACAAGCAAAAGCTAGTGCAGAACAAGCTAATGAGAATGCTAAACAAGCAGAGAGTGCTGGAAGGGTAGAAGCTGAACGTGTTAGAGAGCTTGGTAGAAAACAAGTATCAGCAGCTAAAGCACAAATGGCTAGTAATGGTTTAGACATCAATGCACCTAATACAGTTTCAGATGTAATTCAAAATGACATTATTTCCAATGCTTCAAAAGATGCATCAATGGTTCAATACAATGCAAATAGTTCAGCAGCACAAAGTAGGGCAGATGCCTCAAACTTCAATAAGCAAGCTAATGCAGAAGCAGTTGGTGGGGTTTTAAATACAGCATCAACAGCTTTAAATGGTTATTCTGTAGGTAAGATCAAATCTGAAACACCTAAAGGTCAAGGAGGGTGGGCTTAATGGCTAGAATCCCTTTAGGTAACTTTGGTAATGTTATGCCACAAGCAGCTCAAGGTAGAGTTATAGATACTGGTAGTCAGCAATTATCAAAAGCTGTATCTAATCTTGGTCAAGCTATTAATAATTATGGTGAAGTAAAAAATAAGCTACAAGATCAAGAAGATGAGCACCAATACAATTTAGAAGTCCCTAGATATAAAGCTGAAGCAGAAGAAACATACAAAGCCATCAATCAAGATGTTGCTACAGGTGTACTTACTCCAGATGAAGGAGAAAGGGTGTGGGGTGAAAAATCAGCTTCAATGATTGAAAGTTATAAGGCTCGTATTCCTCCTTCCCGTACTAAGCAATTTGAAGAGCTTGGTGCATCTACATATTATGGTGGTGTACCTAATTTGAGAGATACAGGTTTTAAAGTAGGCGTACAGAAACAACAAACTGAAGCAGCTATTAGCGTAGAAGCTACATTGAAAAACCCTAATAGAGAAGAAGGCTATACTGAAGCTTCTCTTATCGTTAATAACCCTAAACTTGGTTATTCTGAAGCTCAACGTACTGAAAAGATGTACGAATGGAATAACAAAAGAGACGTTTCAGATGCTAGTGGTCTAATAGATAACGCTGTTAAAGCTAGTGATACCAACAGTCTTCAATCAATAGCAGACAACATAGATAAAACCTACCCTCACTTAACTGTAGAGCAACGAGATTCAATTAAAGGGCAGATTGGTACTCATATAACAAGGATTCAAAAGCGGATTAGCTGAACAACAAGCTAAAGCACTTAAAGAAGCTGAGAATGTAGCTAAAGAGTTTGATAAAGATGCTTTACTAGGTTATCCAATATCAACAGATCGAGTTACTTCTACCTTAGCAGCAGTTAAAGGTACACCGTATGAAACTCAAGTGAGACAATCATTAGAAGCAAATAAAGCAGCTATAGACTTTAGAAAACTTCCACCTTCTCAACAAGAATCACAAATCAACCAGTTAAAGGCTCAATTAAAAAATACTGATTCAGATGATCCTTCCTCTCTTAAGGCACGTCTTGATATGTTTCAGACCATTGCTAATGAAGCTAAAGCTTTAGCTACTAGTGATGCAGCATCAGCCTATACACAACGTACAGGTCAATCTTTATATAGAGTTGAAACAAGTCAGTTAATCAATGGTCAGTTTGATGTGAAGCAAGCTCAATCTTCAGTACAGTCACTCAGAAGACAACAAAAAGAACTTGGCTATGGATCTTTAAATCCGTTCACTACTACACAGCAAAAGGAAGTCAGAGAAAAGTTTCATGACTCAGACCTTAACACTCAGAAGGTCATGATTCAGAACTTAGCTAAGATAGCTGGTACTGATAATGAAGCCCGTAAACAGATGTATGACATGATTTATCAAGGAAGAGCTAATGTTTATTCCGGGATTAATCAACTCGCTATTAAAGATGTTCACATTCCGGGATCTAATATCAAAGCAGCAGATTTAGCTCTTGAAGGGTTACAACTTCAAACTATTGGAGTAGATAAAACACTTGCTCCTTCTATAGATGCTTTCAAAACTAAGTTAGCTGAAGAAGCCGGTAATGCTTTACAGGTGGGTACTCCTGAGTTTGAAGCTTACGCCAATTTAATCTATTCAACATATGTAGCTTATGTGAAGCGTACAGGGGTTCAACTTGATGATAAGGGGAAGCCTAGATTAGATGAAAGAGCTTATCAACAATCACAGTCTCTTATTACTGGTGGTTACTATAAACAGAAGGTTGGCAGTGTCTCTAATACTGTTCCTGTCCCTTATGGTATGGGTCCTACAGAGTTTGGAGAGAAGGTAGAAGAACAAGTTGTAGGTGGTTATTACCATGATACAGGGGTAAGGATTCCTAGAGGATTTATGAATACTCATGCTCTTAGAAAATTACCGGGTACTTCAAATCAATATATGTTTATAGGTCCAGATGGCAAGCCGCACATCAACCCAAGAACAAATAAACCATACATAAAAGCAATAACAAAGTAAGGAAAGCTAATGGGTATTTTAGATGGTCAATTGACAGAACAAGACAATGAATTAAATCAATCGAACGCTACTAAAACTAAGCCATATAAACCTACACTAGCAGTAGATTTAGCATCTAGTCTTATCTATGGAACTGAGAAGGGCTTAATGAATACTCTTAGTGCCGGTTTACGTCCTTTCGTTGGTGATGAAGCAGCAGATAAGGGTTTAGCTAATATTGATCGACAGCTTAAACCGGCTAAACAAGGACAAGCTGGAAAGCTCGTTTCAGGAATTGCTGAGGTTGTAGTTCCAGCAGCACTAACAGCGCCTGTTCGGTGGCACAGTAGGAGCAGCAGCTTCAGTTGGATTATCTACAAGAGCTTCAGAACATACTAAGCTTACTCAAGATTATGGTGTAAGTAGTGATGATGCTGATCTAGCGTCTAATATCTATGGTGCTTCTAATGCTGTTTTAGCATTTATGCCTATGGCTAATGTGTACCGTAACGTCATTAAAGATTATGCAGTTACAGTAGTTGGTACTACAGCAGCAGCTCAAGCTTCAGTATATGGTGAAGGTGTTGCTTTAGACGCAAAAGGTTATGATGACGTAGCAGATCAGTACTATGGATTCTCAACCGATCCTACATCTATTGCTACTAACCTAGCCATTGCGTCTATCTTCCATGTTGGTTCTCGATATGCACAGAGTAAATCTAATCCGGATGTAGATTACTCAACAGTTAAACAGGAACAAGATGCTTTCACTGATACAGTAGATGATGTACAAGCTGAAGCCGATAAAGGAAGTATCTTAACCACACCAGAGAGTTTTAGTGATACTGCCCAACATGTAGACAATATTAATAAGGCTGGTAAACAAATTGCTGAAGGGCAGTCTGTGAAGGTTACTCCAACTCAAGGTACACCAAAGCCTGTACAAACTACTTTAGATGTCTTTAAAGGTGTTGGTACTTCTAAGGCTGTGTATGATGCTGCTAAAGCTAATGGCTTCTCTGATAGTGATGCTCGATATATAGTAGCTTTAGCTCACTTTGAATCTATGGGTACATTTAGCCCTACTATTAAAAATAAACATACTTCAGCTACAGGTGTATTTCAGTTTATTGATGATACTTGGAAGCTTGAAGGTGGAACGACCACTAACCGATATAGCCTAAGCAAGCAGATAGAATTAGGTATTAAACACACTAAAAACAACATTGCATTTATAGAAGAGAGAACAGGGGTAACACTTAAAGGTTCTCAAATCTATTTACCTCACTTATTAGGTCGTGGTGGTGCATTAGAAGTTTTTAAAGCTCTCAAGGATAACCCTAATCAATCTGCTAGAGATGTTATTGCTCGATTCAGTGATAATCCCGATAAGCTCATGCGTATCAATAACATTAAGCCTAATGCAACCATATCAGAAGCTATTAACGGCTTTACCTCAAAGATTGATGATTTAGCTCAAAACAAATATGGAGCTATGAAAGGCTCTACAGACGATTCCACTATTGCAACTACAGAAACAACTGTAAATAGTTCTATTGATGCTCCTCAACCTATTGTAGTGCCTAAATCAGATGTATTTACTCTTGAAGATAGAGATAGTGCTGCTTTAGATACAATGAAGATAGGTAAGCCAATTTTAGATAATCATGATATTCAAGCATTAGAACCAAAACATAGTGAAGATCCTTTCTCAGACATGTTGATATTAGAAGACTCTAGTGAGTTTAGAATGATTAAAAGTGACTTCAAATTTAAGCCTTCAGATGATGTAGAAATTGATATAAATGCAATGTTAGAGAAGATTGTAAAATCCATTGAAACTACCTCTATTCCACATGCTCATCAAAGTGTAAGAGTTAAAGGGGATAAGGAAACAGCAGTAGACTTACAACCAGATCCTTCTATTACAGGTGAATGGACAATGACTCCTAAAGAATGGAGTAAGAAGAGCCAAGAAGAATTTAATCATAGAGCCTATACAGACAAAGACGGTCATACAGTACAAGAGCTTAAATCAGACTCTCTTTATGTTAGACGTACCGTAGACAGTGAAAATAAGACAGTCTCTATTCAAGCTGCTCGTAAAGGTAAAACAGATGGTTCTAACCTGAAGGGAAATAAACCACTAGAAACTGCTTTAGATCGTATTTTTAGTCCTGAACGTAACTATGGTTATTTATCACAAGTTCCAAAAGGGAAGGAGACTATAGATAAGCTATCTTCTAATCCAGACATGATTATTACTTCTAAAGCTACAGGTGAAGACCTTACAGCTTCTCAATGGCAAACAAAGCTAAATCAAGAACAAAACAACATACAACTATTAACTAAGGCAATGAGTACATTAGCTAAGTGTGCTTTAAAAGGGGCGTAATGAAAGATCAATGTAGAGCAGCAGTAGAAGCTGAATTAGGAAGAAAATTATCAGATAGAGAAGCAGACCTATTAGAACAAGCCTTTCAAAAGGCTAAACGTGAAGTTCCGGGTGAAGACATCAAAGCATGGAAGTCTATGAGTGATGAAGAACGAGCTGAAGCTATTGCTGAACGTGCTATTCAAGACTATACAGAGCAACATGTTTTCAATGTCACTACTTTGGTTAATGACTTAGAGATACGTTCAAACCTTGCTAAAGAGCTTACTTCACATCCTTCTCTTAACCCATTAGAAGCCTTACATAGAAAGCTTGTTATGCATACAGACCAAAGCCGGTATTCAATCTGTTGAACATGTTATTACCGCTGTTGAATCTCGTTACTTTGCTAAAGTTGCAGATGTATTTTCAAAGACTCAAAAAGGCTTAGGCTATTTCATTGATGACCTTAAAGTGAAATCACTTGTTAAGGAAATCTTCGGTGATAAAAGCGGTGATGCTGAAGTAGCTACTTTGGCTCAATCTGTAAAAGATACTTTAGAAGAGCTTCGTCTTCACTTTAATAGGTATGGTGGTAACATCAAGAAGCTTTCTAATTGGGGGCTTCCTCAATCCCACAGTCATTATAAAGTAATTAGTAAAGGTAGACAGGCTTGGATTGATTTCACTCTTCCTCTTATTGATCGTGGACGTTATAGAAAGGATGATGGCTCTTTAATGTCTGAAGCTGAAGTGAAAAATGTTCTGTCTTCTGTTTACGATACGATTAGTTCAGAGGGACACAATAAACCTGAAGTTCAATATAGAGCTGTAGATGGACTTACTGATCTACCTGTTGGCATGAACATGCAAGCTCTACATCAATACAGCCGTGAGGTTCACTTTAAAGATGGTGAATCATGGTTGAAGTATCAAGAAGACTTTGGAGAGCTTAATTTTCATGATCTTCTCTCTAACCATATAAGAAGATTATCTACTGAAATAGGGCTAATGCAGACCTTTGGAAGTAACCCTGAGAAGATGGTAAAGCAGCTTGGACATGACTTATTTAATCAAGCTATGCAAGACGCTAAATACTCTGGTCAGCATACTAAACTCAAAAAGCAATATCAGTATGTTGGTCGCTACTATGATGAGTTAGCTAGACAAGCTGTTCCTGTTGATTCATCACTATCTCAAGTTGGTAGTATTGTTCGTTCATGGACGGTAGCTACTAAAATGGGTAGTGCAACTATTACAGCTCTTGGCGATTTTGCCACAATGAAACTTGCTTCAGAAATGCATGGATTAGCCTTTACAGACATACTAGGAAAAGAGGTACAACTCTTATCAGATAAGGATCATAGAGACTTTGCTATTTCTATTGGTTTAGGTGTACGTGAGATGACTAATGCTTTAGTACGCTTTCGGGGATGATGATATTGCTTCAGCTTCAACTAAACTTAATCAAACAGCCACTAAAACCAGAGCTATCGCTAATGCTGTTATTCGTTCAACTGGGTTAAATCATCTTACGGCTTCTAATAAGAGAGCCTTTGGATCTGCTCTTATGCATCATGTATCAGACCTTAATTCTAAGAAGGCTTGGACTGAATTAGGCGATAAAGATAAACGTATGCTAGAAGGTGGTGGTATTAAAGAAGATGACTGGACTATTCTTCAACAAGTCGATCGTACAGAGGCTTTAGGTGGTGAACGTTTAATTACTAATAAGGACATTTTTAATATTCCTGATGAGCAGATCCTTCAGCATCATTCATTTAATCCTGATGGCTTTACACCAGCTCAATTAGCAGATGAAGCCTTTAAACTAAAAGAACAACTTGCTAATAAATACATGAATTACATCTATACAGAGACGAATGCAGCAGTATTAGAAGTAGGTGCAAGAGAAACTTCTTTAATGTCTATTGGAACTGAAAAGGGAACTATAGGTAACGAGTTACTACGTTTCTTCTGGCAGTTTAAACAATTCCCATTCGCAATGCTGACTCGTATGTGGTACAGAGGTATGGCTCAAGGTACTCCACAAGCCAAGTTTATCTATCTAGCTAAGTTGTTCGCTTACACTACATTAATGGGTGGACTTGTAGCTCAGATCCAAAACATTACTAAAGGACAAGATTTAGATGATCCTACAACTATGGACTTCTTCCTTAAATCTATTGTTAAAGGTGGAAGTGCTTCATTCTTAGCAGATGCAGTGAGTGCTACAGCAGATCCAACTGATAGAAGTTTTAAGGATTGGATCATACCGGCAGCATTTAAAGATGTAGGTAATGTAGCAACTATGGTGAGTGGAGCTGGACAACATTATTTAGATGAGCGTGAATCATCTTATGGAGCTGAAGCCGTTAATACTATTAAGAACAACACTCCATTTCAAAACGTTTGGTACACAAGACTTGTATTCGACCGTATCGTGATAGCAGAGCTTCAAGACATGTTTGATGAAGGCTACAGGGACCGAAAACAGTACAGATTAGAGACTCAACACAATCAAGGCTTTTGGTGGGATCTTGATAATAAAAGTATTGAAACTCCTGATCTGAAATTAGAAGACTAATTGACAATTAATAATTTAAAATTATGTTTTTTGAATAGTGATAAGAAATGAATAAGTTATATTTAGCAATTCTAGTTGCAATAGTTTCTTCAACTACTTTTGCAAATGATAAGACATTAATTAATAAGGCTAAACAAGATATCACCTACCAAATGAAAGATCCTACATCTGTTCTATTTCGTAATGTACGTATAGTTACAAATACTGTAGGAAGGAAAACCGTTTGTGGTGAGGTGAATGCTAAAAACTCATATGGTGGGTATGTAGGTTTTAAAGACTTTTATAACAGCAGTATTGTGACTGATAGTGATGATCGCCAATTTTTCAACTTGGCAGGTTGTTCAGGAAAAGAGGTTGAATTAACTGCTCGAGAACATACTCATGCGGAAAACATATGTTACCGAAATATTGCTTTTATAAAGTCTATATATATTGATGGACTTGACTCAGATACTGCTTATTCAAAGTTAGAAGTAAGCGACCCTACTAAAGAAGAACTAATGATAGAATTAAACAAGTTTTCACAAGATGAATCTAACATAAGAGCATTAAAGTATGCCCCCCAAGTATATTCTAATGTATATATAAGCCAATGCGTTAGAAACAATAATATTAAGTAGTTTTTACATAGAGGAAAATATGAGTTCAGAAACTTTCAGAATTAACATGTATCCGTTGCAAGGTGATGCAATACAACTAAATTTTGGGGAATATGAATACGAGATCTTAGACAGAGTTGATGATTTAGTGAAAGCTAGATTTATTAATTTTCATCCAAAATTGGAAGGCGATGATATTATTCATTATACATGTCCTTCTATATTTTTTATTGATCATAGAAATCGTTTAATTTTAAATGAAGATAAAACTCCAATAGCAAAAACAAGCTTATTAAGAGAAAGAAAAGGACACTAATAATTAATAGTAACTGATCTATCTTAATTAG